GCAATCAGAAATTACGATAATCCTCAGGCCATCACGTCTGAGGATTTCTATGATGACTTGAAGCGATTTAAATACATCAAACGTTTGCTTCGTCGATATAAAAAAACAGGAGTTTTAAAAACTCATCTGTTATTAAATCACTTTATTAGCGTATATAATGTTTTTGGTGATGCAGCAACTCCATTGTTGTTCTACAAAATTGATAGAGATCTCTGGAACTCAATGAAGTCTTTTGTCATTTATCTTGGCAGACTTCCAGAATATCCAAAGACAACATTACATGATGTTTTTGTTGATCTAGATGTCTACAAATCTCTAACGGAAGTCTAATGGACAAACGTCTTGACAGAGTTATTCAATATTTTCGTGAAGAAGGCATGACTGTGGGTGCTGCTGGATTCACTGCGGACGCTCCTGCAGAGGGCCCAAGAGCTGGATTTGATCCCACGCTGGGCAGAATTGATAGAAGAAAGAAGAAGAATAAAAATTATCCTGCAGAGTTAACAAAATTTTATAACAAGTTGCTCAAATATAAGGGCGACGTATACAAAGCCACTAAGTAACAACAATGGCCTTCGGTCTTGGTAAGTTAGCAGTTCTGGAATCAAAACTTGACATCTATGAGGATCTTTCCAAAGAGATGTTGGACAAGTTAGAACGTGCTGTATCTACCATTTCGGAGAATAGTAATCGTGTTTCTATTATATTAGAACGTCATGAAGGTCGTTTAGACGAGAGTGAGAAAACTGATGGTCTCATCCTTAAAATGATGGAAGAAATGAAGGACCAGGAAGAAAAGAATCACAAAATCCTTCATGAAAGAATCGATAGAATACAAAAGAAAGTAGACTCCAACCAGAAGTTTGTAGTTGGTGCTGGTGCTGTTTTGGCCACACTTGTTGCAGTGTTACAAGTGGTTCCACCTATCATTAAAGTCTTGACACCTCACCCCACGGTTGGTATGATAGATGGACCCCAGAGTGCGTCCATTGAATTACATCGACACGAAGTATATCAACCTGGTATCCGTCCGTCTACTCAAATTCTCTGAGAAAAAGAAGGGTCTCTATAACTTCCGTTGCCCATACTGTGGTGACAGTCAAAAGTATAAGAACAAGTGTAGGGGATATCTTTTCAAAAAGAAGAATGATTTTATCTACAAGTGTCACAACTGTGGTGTAGGACGCACCCTGGCTAATTTTCTGAAGGATCAGGACCCAAATCTTCATGATCAATATGTCATGGAGAGGTATAAGGAAGGTCTGACTGGGAAGGGTTCAAACACACCCAACCCAGTCTTTAGTTTTCCTAAACCAAAGTTCAAATCTAAAGACATATGTTCAGAATTAACCAAGTGTTCTGATCTAAATAAGACACACTTTGCACGAGGGTATCTACTCGGCAGAGGTTTGAAAGATCTGTCAAGGTTCTATTTTTGTCCAGACTTTGCTAAGTGGACTAACAAACACAAGAAAACTTTCGACAAATCTTTTAAAGATGATCCACGAATTGTGATTCCTCTAAGGGATGAAAAAGGTTGTTTGTTTGGATATCAAGGTCGTTCCTTGGAATCCAATCCCAAACTACGATACATCACAGTCATGCTTGATGAGGATGCACCTAAAATTTATGGACTAGACACTATTGATACATCAAAGGATATCTATGTCACAGAAGGACCTTTCGACTCCACCTTCCTTAGGAACTCTATTGCTATGTGTGGTAGCGATGTTGACCTCAGCACTCTGGATTATCAGTTCATATTCGTCTTCGACAATGAACCAAGAAACAGAGAGATCGTTAATCGAATTGAGAGAACGATTGACAAAGGAGAAAGAGTCGTTATTTTTCCAAATTCTGTGAAAGATAAAGACTTAAATGATATGGTAATGTCTGGACTGAACGTTCAAGATGTAGTAGAATCAAACGTATACTCTGGACTAGAGGCTAAACTTAAACTGAACAGTTGGAAGAAGGTATGACGAACGGACTTAAAGTTAAAAAGAGAAACGGCGCTATTGAGCCGATTGATCTGGAAAAAATGCATAAAATGGTAGAGGCTGCCTGTGATGGCCTCGCTGGTGTTTCCGCATCACAAGTAGAAATCCAGTCTGGTATTCAATTCTATGATGGGATTAGTACCAATGAAATTCAAGAAATTTTGATTCGTTCTGCCAGTGATCTGATTGATTTGGATCATCCTAACTATCAGTTCGTAGCTGCGCGACTGTTGTTGTTCGCAACTCGTAAGAGTCTCTATGGTCGGATGAAGGAACTTCCTCATCTGGTTGATCACATCAATTCCTGTGTGGCTGCCAAGGTCTATGACTATGCGATCTATGATGCCTATTCTCTTGAAGAGATTCAACAGGCCGACAAATGGATTGATCATGATCGTGACTTCCTGTTTACCTATGCAGGTCTCCGTCAGGTGGTTGACAAATATCTGGTGCAGGATCGTAGTACTGGACAAGTCTACGAGACTCCTCAGTTCATGTACATGATGATTGCTCTCACCATGTTCGCGAAGTACCCTAAGGCTACGCGAATGGATTACGTTCACCGTTACTACAATGCAATCTCAAAACACAAAATCAACATTCCCACACCTATCATGGCAGGAGTGCGAACTCCACTTCGACAATTTGCTAGCTGTGTTCTTGTTGATGTTGATGACACCCTCGATAGCATCTTTAGCTCTGATATGGCTATTG